TTCCGACATAATGCGGTCTGGAGACAATTTTCCTGCCCGAAGGCCGTTTGCCCGCCTCTTAGCAAAGACAGCGTCCCATTCATCAACAGTCTTGCCTGTGATCCTCTGGCACATAGCCTCTGTCTCTTTTCTAAACTCCTCAAAGTGATTCATCGTCCTCTATGGTTTGCATCGGGTCCATGTCAAGCGCACGGCACCACCGAATATAGTCAAGAAAGTTGCTTGGAGCAAATCGGCCAGTCTCCCAGTCTCTGATAGAGTCTCCGTACTTTCCGATCATATGCCCCAGTTTTTTTCGGCTGTATCCCTTTCTTAGGCGCTGAATCCACAGCTTTTCTTTGTAGTCCGTCATTGCAGTAGCAGTTGTGAGATTTTCAGGTTGTACATCGGAACGTGCGTCTTGAACCCATTGCTATGGTCAATTTGCCCTGTGTCCATCGGAACTGCGTCCTCCCAGTATTTTTTTCCGGGATAATAGCCACACAGCCAGATCCGCTGAGGATGGTAGTACACCCTGTCCCTGCCTTTGCCCTCAACCTCGCCAAAGGTTATAGACATAAAAGCATAGTAGTCTGGAGACTGATGGCCGCTTGTCTCTGCCACGGAGACTTCGTAGTGCGGCTTTGGATCTACCGTCCTGCGCTTTGTCTTTACCTCAATCTTGTACTGGCCTTCGCCTGATAGCACGATGAGGTCGTGGTTGAATGTGTCTGCAACCTGTGCCCCGATGCTTTCTGCCAGTGCAATTTCTGCAAGGAAAGCGGCTGTATTGGCCTTGCCAACAGTGATTGAGTTTCGCAATGCACCCATCTCAACTGCCCTGTGCTTGGCAAGCAGTATCATCTGTTCGTCAAAAGGTATCTGTATCATCCAAGGTACGTCCTCCCGCGTGATCTAACTGGTTGCTGTTGTTGCTGATAAGGTTTTTTCGGCTCTGTGTCTACGCGGTGCCACTCATTTGGGTCATCCAAGTACCGCCCTTGGTTGTACCACGTTGACGGATGCGGCGTGAACTCCCCTCTTCTCCCAGCAGGGCTGTTAGCAAACTTCCGTGTCCTGTCAAGCAGGAAGGAGAAGTTCTCATCGCCATGCTCCTTGTGCAGGCCTTGCAAGGCTATCCTGATCTTATCAATCGCCGCCGTCTTTCCAATCTTCCTTGGGTACGCGGCATAGATTGCTTCCAGCTGCTCCTTCTTCGGTTTGTATACCTTTTTATTCTTATTAGAATCAGAGTCAGAGTCAGAGTCAGAAGGAACTATTGTGTTATTCTCTTGTGACTTCTTTTTCTCTCTGTACTTTTTTTGGCGTTCCCGTGCATCTGAGCGGGTTTTTTCCTCCCTCTCAAGACGGCGTGACACAACCGTTACTATCGCATCACCCGTAACGGAATCGTTACGCCACTCTACTTCGGCAACTTCGTGCCTTTCCAGTTCTTGCAGGGCTGACTGGACCTCTGACATATCAAGGTGGCACATACGTGCGATCTCGCGCACCGTGCCTTCTATCTTGTAGTCAGACAGGTCGTGCATGGTCAGAATCATTTCCAACCATGCACCGCGACCTGATGCTGACAGCATAGCGACCTTTGGATCTCTACGCCAATCCCCCACAAAGAACTTAATCCATGCTAAGTTCTCTGCCATGTTAGTGTACCGGAATAACTTCTAAGGCGCATGACCACTGCGGATCATGGTCTTCTCCATTAAAGCAAAACGTTCTTCTGTGAACAGCGTAGCCGACACCCCGTAGCTCCATAATGTCGCCAACGTCTGGCACAAAGAAACTGTCGATTGTGATAAACGAAATCGGCTCACCCTCAATCATTTCTTTCGTGTTAGGAAAGACGTACAGATACAGTTCAACTACGTTGTTATTCATTTTCCCACCTCAAGGCCTGATTTGGTGAAACGTCAAGGGCCTTACACCACTTAATCAGCGTGTTGACACGCACGATGTGATTTCCGCGCTCAATCTGCCCCATGTATTTCTCTGCAATCCCCACCTTTTCGGCTAAGTCGCCAATCGTCCATGACTTGTTAAGCCTGTGATTCCTTAGCAGGGCTCCGTTGATATATTCCGTGTTCTTAGTATTAGGCATTTTTAAGCTCCTCAATAAGGTTAGAGATTGTATGTGCATCACCGCCCTTGGCCTTCTCAATGTAGGCTGACTGCTGATCCTTTGGCAGCTTCATAATGAGGCTGTGCAGGAACTTCTTCTGCTTATCAGATGCAGACCTTTTTCCGCCGCCCTGTTGATGTAGGGCATTGACCAACTCATCTGCTGTCGCAAATTCCACGCCTTGCAGACCTGCTGAAACCGTGGCCAGACAGCGACCGATTGCCGAAGTTTCCGCATTTTCCATAGCACTGGTACGGTTGATCTGACTGGCAGACCTTTTTTCCTCGCCATGCCCAGTGCCTACGACCATCCCGGCAGGGTTGACGATCTCTGCCTTCATTACCACGGTGTCCTCATCGTGATGAATCAGGGTCGTTACAATGCCCCATCCGTCATTGATGGTGTACTCCTGTCTAAACTCTGCAACCCGTAGGGCTACGGTCTTATATGACTTGCCGTGTATCTTTACAATTCCGCTCATTTGCATACCTCCGATGTTGGTAGTCCGTTAAGATAGTCCATTGTCTCTAAATGCCCCTGTACGGCTCCGTGAGACTCTCCTATAGTGTACCCTACGTATCCTGCTCCAATCAGCACAGCGGCTGTTACAGCGACGATTACGAGGATCTTTGCTATGATAAGGAATAAATCCGTGAACGTCATTTTTTCCGACTCCATATGCGGCTAAACATATGTTTAACCTTGTCCTTGATGGTTGACTTTTTTTCGCCTACCCAAAAGTACCACTCTGTGAGCGGATCTTCGGGTAATGGATGCTTTATGCTCATTCTGTCACCTCCGTGATGATGTAGCCCTTGCCACGGCAAGCGTAGCAGGTCTGCGTTGTTTCCATTTCGCGGGCATAGTCCCATGCCCCCGTCCAACCGTCACCCTTGCAGTCAGGGCATTGTACAGCGTCATGCTGTACGCCCCAACGTGCTGTGGCTTCGTTGATCTCCTGTTCAATGGTTTTCATGTTCGCACTCCGCACATACTCCGTGCTTATTTGTTGTTTCGGTTTCCTTGCCACACTCTATGCAGACGTACTCCTCTACGCATTCATCACACAGACCATTCTCAAGGTCATAGTAACTGTACGCGGCACACTCGCATATGCGGCATGGTATGGTTGGTGACGGCGGGGACAGGACTCCCGATCCGTGTTGCACGTAGCCCGTCATACCTGTGGCCCGTCTTTTTCTGCATCAAAGATTTCGTCTATTTCAACAGATGGTCCTTCCATATGACCGCTGAACATTGCGCTGTACTGCACACCGTCCACCGTAACGTAGATGCACCCGTCAGCGGCGATGCCGTCCTGCTCATAGTCCACCTCGTAGTCCTGCTCGCGCCACCATTTAATATCTGTGTAGTCCATGTCGTCACCCAAAGTATTTTTCGTTATACCATACAACCCAAACGGCTGCGTCTTTTTTCATGGCGCGATATACCGCCACATCGCCGTCAAAGGCCTGTATATGCTCAGGTTTTTTGTCAAGGCTGAATCCATTGATGGACAGCATCTTGACGATCCTGTTTACATCTTGCTTAGTTCCGACGCGTGTCATTTTTTTCGGGCCTCCACCCGTGTTTTTTGAATGCAATGCAAGATTATGGGTTGAGCAATTAACCCGCAAGTGAAGAGTCTGTGAAGATAATTTTTTCCCGGTGCCGTTTTTTCCGGGCCGGGTTTTTTCTCGGGCCTATTTTTTCCGGGCCGCTATATATTTATGCCCTCCTCCCCTCCCCTCCCCTCCCCTACCCTGCCCAAATAGCAAAAACATGCTCAATTGTGAAATTGCTGTGAAGGGTGGATATTTTGACCTTGCCGGGTTTAATATTCCACCGTCACGAAAATCAGCCCGGGAGGTGGGCACGTTATGGCAAAAAATATTCTCTCCGTTTCAGCGGATGCGAAAACGTCGAAGGGCGAAAAGCGCGGGTATTTGACGGGTATACTGTACTTCACCCCGGCCGACGGCTCCGGGTACGAGGTCTGTAAGTACAGGACAGCGGGATGCACTTCGGGGTGTCTGGCTACAGCGGGGCGGGGCGGCTTTAATTCTGTGCAGTCTGCCCGTCTTGCGAAGACTCACAAATATTTCGAGGATCGCTCTACGTTTTGGGCGGATCTTGTATGGTCAATTAAAGCGCTGATAAGAAAAGCCGAGCGGGAAAACCTGACCCCGTGCGTTCGGTTAAATGGAACCTCGGATCTGCCTTACGAGCGGATGCCGGTAAAGATCAACGGGGAGCGGGTAGCTTCAAATATATTCGAGCTTTTCCCTGATCTTCGTTTCTACGATTACACGAAATATCCGAACACAGACCGAAGACGGGAGAACCTTCCCGCAAATTATGATCTCACTTTCTCTTATCATGAAGAGTGCACTACGGAGGATCTTTTGCGGGAGTTGAGAACGGGCCGGGTTGCGGTTGTCTTCGATACCCCGAAGGGAAAAGCGTTGCCCCTCGTTTTTAGCGGGGCGGGTGTTCTCGATGCGGACGATACGGATCTCCGTTTCTTGGAACCTTCGGGCGTTATTTGCGGACTTCGTGCGAAGGGAAAAGCGCGGAAAGATACTTCCGGGTTCGTTCAGCGGTCTTCGTGCCGATAGGGTTTTTTCCGGGCCTCGCCGGGTGGGGTTTTTTTCGGGCCCTACCCGGTGGGGTTTTTTTCGGGCCTACGTATACGCGAGGGGAGGGGGGCCCTACGCGGGCGCGAGGGAGGGAGGGGGAGGATTGCTAAAATATCATGAACCGGCCGGGAGGGGTTGACCGGATCCGCCACGGGTCAATATGTTTACCCCGTCACTTAACAACGCCCCCGGAGGTGGGGCAATTATGACGCGATTTGGAACTAAACAGGATGTAAACAGGATCGTCAAGATGCTGTCCGAAGGCGGATTCAGCCTTGATAGGGAATCAGATCGTATTCGAGCGTTCGACGGAGGGGTTACGGTATACCGCGCCTTGAAAAAGAACGCGAACGAATGGATTGTTTGGTACAACGAAAACTATTTCGGGTGAAAACATGAAACGACCACTATTTGCAATCGCTCGCGAAATCGAACAGGACTGGGGTCCTAAGGTCAGTCAATACGCTCGCCCTTACCTTACCGCAATGCGGGGCCTGTCAAGCGTCGAAGACGCGTACGGGTATGACTCCGGAAAGTCTGTAGTCCTGTACTTCCTTGCGAACGCGGGAACGTGGCGAGGGGAAACCGCTCGACGCGTCAAGAAAGAGCTTAAGGCTTTATGCGGGCGCTGATATGGGGTACCCTCGCATGGATAACCGCCGTCCTTGCGGGGGTCCTCTTTCTCTCACGCGATTATGACTGGGCGGTATTCACCTTCTGTTTCGCGGTCCTTTTTTACCTCTTAACCATCGAATAGCCATGAACACCATCAAACAGCAAATAGCCGAAAACATCGAACAAGCCGTAAAGGAAGCGGTCAGTGAAGCCATCACAGATCTGGCCGAAAGCACGGTCGACAACATGAGCATAGTTATTGATGAAAGCGTAGCGGACGATATTATTGAAAGCTACCTCCGGGAAGGTGCGAACTTTACGGAGGATGAATTGACCGCGATAATTCACGCCACCTGTCTCGGTCTTGCCTCCTTAAAGTCCTATGAAGTGGCACAGAATGCATACAAGGCCGAGGCCGAGGAGGTATCCACCGGGGGCGGGGTTCCTGTGTTTTCTCCCGAGGGGATGAAGCACGTTATCCATAACCTCGAATGGCAGATTACCGAGGTGGGGAAAAAGGCCAAGCAAATACGGGACGCTCTCGATGCGTCCCTGTGAGGGAGGGGAGGGGGAGCCGCAAGGTTCCCCCTTCTTTTTTTCCCCCTCTTTTTTTTCTCCCCCCCGTATTTCCGAAAAATATAGGGGGCGGGGTCAGTGGGGAAGGGGAGGGGTCGGACCCCTCGAGGGTCTTCCGTCCTCGAGGTGCGGTGGATATCTTGTGGATAATTATCTGGGGTCGATCTGTTGACCCTACGGAGAACCGGTGTATATTTGCGACAAGTCCGGCGGGTGCCGGATCCCTCACACAAACACACAAAGACCATGTTTATTTACACTGGCGAGATTCAGATCCTTAGACTTGCAATCAACAGCGAGATCACGAAACTGCGTGAAAAAGCCTATGACCTGTCAGATCCAGACTACCACTATACTGCGGGCAAAATCGCTACACTGTATAGGATCTACCATGAACTACAGGAGGTTCAAGTAGCGGTACAAGAATCGGATGATGCGGACGGCGCAGAAATCAAGGTCCGCAAGTCATACCACTAAACAGGGGAGGGGGGGCGCAAGCCCCCCCGAACCACAGACACACAAAACCATGCGTATTCTTTCTTCCATCTTTGGCCTTATCATCGGACTCTTCCTGTGCACCCTCGTACTGTTCCTGTACAAGATTGAAGCGGGGGTCTTCGGGGTCTTCGTGACCTTCCTTGCGGGAGGATACACAGTGTACCTCTGGTTCTCGGAGATGGTCTTTACGGACGATTACAGCGAGTAACCACAGACACTCCCTGCGGTGGGGAGGGGGAGGGGCTGCGGCCCCTCTCTCTCTCTTTGTGGGGGCTTTTTTGCTTACCCTCTCGTCTGAAAAAGAGACACAGATATTTTCGGCGGGGGAGGGGGGTAGAATTTGCCCGACGCGGCCTGTGACCCAGCTCCGAAATGCGTGTGGTATTTTTGGAGGTCGTTTTCGGCATGGCTCCAACGATCCTTTGTGGCAGTCTTAAACATATCACACCCTTGGTGGAGGAGCCCAGAGATATAGCCAGAGATAGAGGAGAGTAAGAGTCAGAGATAGCCCCCCCTTCCTTGTGATTCAATAGAGAGAAAAATTGCCGCTGACTGATCGTGTTGCCGGGGGGACACCGGAATCACCAAGGGATGTACAGCCTAATGCTGTAAGCAACGCTCTTGTCAGGGGACTTGCTTTATCCGGTCCAACAGCTTGTCTCAGACTGAAGTTTGGCGGGTATCTCGCACTGCCCTATCACACCCTCGGAGCCAGTCGCCCGTCGGTAGGAAGAAGATAGTATAGCCCTAAGTTGGGTGCAATAAAATCAGAAAATAAATTTGGCTCAAACAGAAAAGGCCAGCCTCCCACGACCAGCCTTCTCTGCGACTTAGCAGTTTGTTCGCCCACATACCTATCCCGAAGCGGGAAGGGCTTACATTATGCCTTCCTCACTTTATGATAAATGCATGTGAATGTAAGAACACGCAAGGTTTAGACTGCCTTACTCAGTTGTGGATGCGCCCGGAGTTGAACCGGGGTTCCAACAGTTTCCATATCGGCTTTACTGCTGGTCTAAACCACTTCGCACCCAACCGGATCGTTTTGTTAACACAGGTGACCCAAGCCTGTTCGGGGCAACAGTAAACCCCTAAAGGGGTGGCGGGACATACAGCGAAGGGAAAACACACAAAAACCCTGCACCATATGCCCCGCCGTGGGCGGAGGTAGCCCTTAGAAAGGCAGAGCGTCGTCTACTACTTCCCGTTGGAACGGCTTCGCGGCGGGTGGGGAGCCAGCGGCACCATCTCCAGAGTCAGAGACCGAGAGAATGCTCATCTCCCGTGCCTTGATCTCCGTTGTATACTTTGTAACCCCATCTTTCTCGTATGAACGAGTCTGAAGCGATCCCTCAACGTATACCCGTGATCCTTTTTTAAGGTACGTCCCGCAGATTTCGGCCAGTTTGCCCCAAGCGACAACGCTGTGCCACTCGGTTTTCTCTACGAGAGTCCCTGTGGAGTCCTTATACGATTCATTGGTTGCAACGCGGAAGTTGCAGACAGTTGAATTGCCCGCTTCGCGTGTCTCTGGGTCTGCACCCAGATTGCCAACGAGAATGACCTTATTTACTCCTTTTGCCATAGTACTTACCTCTTTACACGTAAAAATGCCGTGCGGGACTGCACGACAGAGGCAATATAACGCTGCCCATAATACCACGCAACTTTATTTCTGAATTTTATTGCGTCGTATTTCTGTGAAGATTAGATTAAGGCCAGTAAGGTGTATCTATGGATCGGGATGCCAGAAAGACACGAATTAAAGACATACGATCAGTTTACAGACAAGGAAGCCAAGCTGGTGGACTTGTACACTGATCCAGAAAGCGAAACCTATCGGAACAAGGTCCGCTCCTACGAAGCCGCTGGCTACTACTGCGCGAAAGTGCCAGAGGGTCAGGAGGATGACGGAAGGGCGTACCGTGCGATGAAGGTTAAGGCTCACAAGCTATTTAAGAAGGATCACATATGGGCTGAGGTAGAGCGACGACTGATTGACCAGTCAGATGCTTTGAAAATGCCTATGGAAGAGGTGATCGCCAAGTTTTCGGCGATTGCTGATGTGGACCTGATGAAATACCTGCGGGAGGTGCCTGTCGCCTGCCCTCATTGCGAGGGCGAACTGCATTTAGGCATTGAATATGTATTTGATGTCAAGCAGATGCAGAAAGAGGGCTACGGGTCGCTCCTGAAGAAGATGAGGCCGACAAAATACGGGACGGAGTTTGACTTCTACCCGGCAGATGATGCCTTAGACCGCCTGATGAAGCATTATGGTGGTTACAGGCAGTCCAGCGTAGGCGAGGAGTTGTCTGCGTTTGACGAACTGATCATCGCGGCCCGCAAAATATAGTTCTTTGATTTAATGCCAACTCCCGATGACATTAAGGCCCTTGCCGAGAAGTGTGAGGACCCGGTATGGTTTGCTGAGAACGTCTTGGGCGAGACAACGTGGTCAAAGCAGCGTGAGCTGCTACGTGCCGTCAGAGATAATGACCAAGTTGCTATTCGCTCGGGTCACAAGACTTCTAAGTCACGGTCCTTTATGGTATTGGCCCTGTGGTGGGCCTTCAAATGGCACCTCTTGGGGGAGGATGCGCGTGTTGCCCTATCTGCGGCATCCTTCAATCAGGTGAAGGACATTGCGTGGCGTGAGATCCGCGCAGCATACAAGCGAACCCCGATCCTCCAGCAGGTATGTATAAAACCGCCTTCGCTTGATCCCGCCACGGGCCTAACATTCACCAGCGGCAACCAAATCTTCGGCTTCTCTGCAAAGGAGGCTGAAAATGCTGCTGGTATCTCCTCGCCCCATGTGATGTACCTGCTTGACGAGGCCTCGGGCATACAGGATGCCGTGTTTTCCGCCATGGAAGGAAATATGGCCGGTGGTGCCAAGATGGTGATGGCTTCGCAGGGTACGAAGATGAGTGGACACTTCTTTGACGCTTTCAATAAGTATAGAGCGTCGTGGCACTGCATAAAGATCAGCAGCTGGGACAGCCCGAATGTGACGGGCGAAGTACAGATTCCCGGTCTTGCCACGAAGAAGTGGTGTCAGCAGAAGAAGGATCAATGGGGCGAGGACAGCCCGCTATACCGCGTTCGTGTAATGGGGGACTTCCCCGGCCACGGCGACAATACGGTGTACGGGCTTGAAACTATTGAGATGGCTAAGGACAGGTGGCCGAATGTCTCCCGCGAGGGTGCATTGCGCCTTGGCGTAGACGTTGCCCGCTTCGGAGATGACGAAACCGTCATATTTCCTGTTCGTGGTCACTGGGCAATGGAGCCCGTGGTCCTACAAGGATCGGATGGGGTGCAGGTAGCCAGTAAGATTGTAGACACCGTTCGTCGGCTTCGCCGCGACACAGATAGAGAGATAGAGGTAAAGATAGATGAGATCGGACTCGGAGCTTCTCCAGTGGATGCCCTCTCACACATGGACTTGGCACAACAGCTTGGAATTAGAGTGCGTCCTATTCACCTCCAGTCCCCTGCTTCAGACTCTGACAACTATGCAGATGCTGGAAGTGAGATGGCATTTAATTTAGCCGATTGGCTGAAGGCTGGCGGTGCTGTGCCTGACGACAGTATGCTGGTAGAGGAGTTGGCATCAACGACATACACAATGGATACGAAGGGTCGCCGCAAGGTGGCCGACAAGAAGAAACTGAAAACGCTGATTAGAAGAAGCCCTGACCGCAGAAACGCTTTGGAGCTCGCGATCTACGATCCGAAGCCGAAGGCGAGCGCAGGGGCCTCTTTTATAAACATTATTTGATATGTCCAATCTTTGGGTAGACAACAGGCATCCAGATTACGATGTGGAGGCCTATCAGCGGCAGTTCGCAAGGGATCAATTTACGGGCGACGCTCTACTGGTATCGCAGATAGAGTCAAGCAGAATGGCAGATCCTGCATCGGGGGCAGGTAAGGAGCGGACGCTCTCGCCATTCATGGATATTAGCGGCATCAGGGGGCGCAAGCGTCTCTCTGAGGTCACGGTAGACTTTGACAGGCAGGACCGCATCCGTGGTCCGCAGAATGGGACGTATCTGCGTCGCCGCGCCTTGGGTGAGTCTGCTGATGCCTTCCGTGAGAGGGCCTTCATTACCCGTTTCCCGGCACATATGTCTACGCTGATAGAAGCGTATGTCGGCGGGATTAAGGCCGTTGAGAGCGAAGCCAAGCGGTCCTACGGGGAGCCTTTGGGCGATCCTGCTGACACGGACAGCATCTTCTTCCGCATGTGGCACGACATTGACGGCACAGGAAGAAACTGGGGTGCCGCCACGACGCGGATGATGACCAACCTCATTGTAGATGACGTTTTTTGGTCATTTACGGAACTGGGCAGTGCAGAGCATCCGCGCACACACATTATTGATCCGCAGCGCGTGGTGGATTGGCACGACGAGGATGGCATTCCCGTTTGGCTGCTCCTTGAGGAGACGCGGATGTTCCGCCCTGATATGCACAAGAAGGCAGAGATGGTGCGGATGTACACAGAGTACGATGTCAACGGCTGGCGCAGATGGCGTGTCGTAGAGGGTGATGATCAGAAAGAAAGCCGCTCCCTTGTGCTTGATATGCAGGAGGAGTGGGCTTTTCCATTTTGGTCCACCCCTGACCGCCAGCGTAAGCGTATTCCGTTCACCCGTATGCGTCTCTCTGACGTTATGGGCCGCTATGTGGGGTACCAGATGGCTCTGGACCACAATATGCTGTACAACCTGCTCTCCGATGCACGTTGGAACTTCCGCGTCATCAACCACCCGCGCCTAAAGCTGCGTGAGGGTGATGAGCAGAAGTTTGACAAGGCTCTGGCGAAGATTGCTGAGGGTGCCAATGGCCTCTTGGGTGACTGGGAGTTCATCAGCCCCGACGCTAACAACGGTGCTACGGCTTATAAGGTGTTCAGCGACGAGGTGCGTCAGTACTACGTTACGAACCACCAGCGCATGAATGGCAGCAACATCGAGCGTAGTGCTACGGAGATTGCATACAATGAGGCTACGGGCCGCACATCGTTCCTGTCCATCCTGACGGACCTTGTGGACGAGTGCGAGAACGACTGGATGTTCCTCTCATCGCAGCTTGTTGCCCCTGAGCGTCCCGGCGAGTGGCTCAATGCCCGCGTAGAGCGCAGCCGCTCTTTCCGCCCGATTGACATTCAGAGCCTTGCCCAGTCGCAGTCAACCAGCCTTGCCGCCCTTGGCAACCTGTTTGACGCGGAGACGGCTTTGGAGATTGCACGGCATGGGGTCACCGACGATGTAATCCGCCGCGTTCGCGAAGCGGGAAATGATCAAATTGTAAACGAAGAACTCTAATGGACGAACTCACTGCTATCAGCGGGGCAATAAAGGCCGCCGTGGGCGTGTTTGTGCTTGCGATCACGGGCATTGGCATCTTGGTCTACACGATTGCCAGCGTCTACTCGCTTCCTGAGCGGGTGGAGGTTGTAGAAGAGCGTGTGGATACGATGTCTGGCAAGATTGACCGCATGGACTGCATCATGGTGGCTGAGGCAATGGACGAACCAATCCGTCAGTGCCTATGAAACGCGGGAAAGCAGAGAAGTGGACCGAAGCTGACCTTGACAGGCTTGTGCAGATCAGCGAGAAAGACATCCAACGTGCTGCTGTGATGTGGCGTACCAATGCGCCAGAGGTAGCAATGGACCTACTTGACGCAAAGGCAGAGGATATTGGGCGACGATAGCACATACAGATGGAACGAGGTTGCTGGCAGATACATCAACCAGAACGGCGACTTCGTATCATTTGCTGAAGTCCGCCAATATCTGGATGAGGTTCTTGACCGCCATGAGCGCAAGATCCTGTCGCTATCTGGCAAGCTGCGTGAGGGCGGCATTAATGTGCAGCAGTGGCAAGCAGGTATGAGGGACGCTCTCAAGGACCTGCATCTTGTAGGCGGTGCATTAGCCCGTGGTGGCTGGGCGCAGATGTCGCAGTCAGATTACGGGCGTGTAGGAAATGAGCTACGATTTCAGTACGAGCGGCTTGCGCGGTTTTCTACGCAGATAGAGCGTGGGTTGCCACTTGATGGTCGCTTCGGTCGTAGAGTGCAATTATATGCACAGAGCGGTAGGGTTTCTTACACCGCCGCTCTTCGTCAGGAGATGGCCCTGCGTGGCTACACAGAAGAGCAAAGCGTTCTTGCCAAGGCAGACCACTGCTCAGAGTGCGTCGCAGAGGCAAACAAGGGGTGGGTGCCGATTGGCACCTTGGTAAACATCG